AGCCGCTCCAACTGCCGGTGCCGTTGCTGTCCAGCGTGGTCTGCGTGCCAGTGATGTAATAGGAATTGTCGGCAGAGTTGTAGCCGGTGCCGCTGCTGTCCAGTGATGTTGCGTTGCCGCTGATGTAGTACGTCCCGCCGATCCACCCGGACGCCAGAACAGCGTTGACGTAATACAGGCCGTTCCAACTGCCGGTGCCGCTGCTGTTGAGGGTCGTTGCCTGACCGGCGATGTAGTACGTTTCGGTCGGCGCGTGGTATCCAGAAGCCAGATTGCCGTTGGAAAAGTATCCGTATTCGTTTACCCCGTCCAAACCGTCGTACACCACCGTGCCGCCGTTGATGGCGCCAATGCGATACGAGTTGCCGTTGAATGTCGTTGTGCTGGAGTTCGCTACCGTCAGTGTGCCGAGATGATATGAGGACTCGTTGAACGTCACGTTGCCACCGGCTACGGCCGAGTAGTTAGCCGCCGTGAACGCCGAGTCGTTCAGCACGACGTTCCCGCTGATCGTGTACCCCCTCCATGACGAATAGTCATTTAGCGTGGCGTTCCCGCTGACCGGCAAGTCAATTATGGAGGTGCCGTTGCACACGACGTTGCCGGTCACGCCACCGACTGCTGTTGGCTGCGTCTGCGCTTCGATGCGGGATGAGCCGTTGAGCGTGACGTTTCCAACTACAGTTGTCTGGGCTCCGGCAATGCCACTGTCGTTGAACACGCAGTCGCCAATGATCCTTGGGTTTTCCGGGCCTTGCAGGCGTGCCGCGCCATAAGACGCTCCGGCGCCATACGGCGGGCTGGCGTTGCTTAGGGTGCAACTGCCGGTCACTATGATTGCGCCAATAGTAACGTTAGTGAACGTGCAGTTCGCGTTGATGTATCGGTTTAGTGTTCCAGCGACTGCAAAACTAACATTGCTGGCGCCAACGTGCGACAGGACGAGATTGGCCGCGTTGATTGTGCCTGCCCAAAATGGGCCAACCGGCACCGCCGTCGTGCTATTCAGCGTGAGCGTCCCGCCCACGTTGAGCGTCACCGACACGGTGCTGGTGCCGATTGCTGTGGTCGATAGCGTGGCGTTTCCCGAAACATTCAGGTTGATTCGTATAGCGGTAAACCCAGCGGGGTTTGCGCTTCCTGTTGCGATAGTTGTCAGGCTTGCCACCGTCGGCGTCGTCCCGGTGGTGTTGGACGACACGACGTTCCGCACCACAACGTCATCGCTACTGGTCGGCAGTGCGCTGGCCGGTGTCGTGTACGACGAGTTCGTCCACCAGTTGCCGAGCGTGGCCCAGTTCTGATTGACCGCGTTGTTGAAATACAGCGTTGCCATGCTTGATTAGTACCCGGGTACGAAGGCGACGACATCCCACTTGTCTCGGCCCGCGTGATACGTCGCGGCGAGCATGTCCAACTTGTTCGCGGCCGAGCTGAACGGGAGCGGCGAGGTCGCGGAGGAAGGAATGACGAACTTGTTGCCGAGCGTCACCGTCCGCGAGCCGGTGCCGTCTTGTTTGATCCGCCACCGGAGCGTCTTGCCGTCCACCGGGTTGGTTGGGTTTGAGAGCGTGACGTTGCCCGTCAGCGTAACGTCGAATATCTCGCCCGCTGCTGCGTCGGTGGCAAGGGTTGCAGCGTAGGTGAGGGCGACAACGTGCGGGTTGCGCAGCACAGAGGCCGACACCTTCTTGGTGACCGGCGTGCCAGATGGGTCATCGACCATGACGAACAGGTCGTCGGGCGTGACGGCAGTGGATGCCGACAGTTCACTAATCTTTACATCGGCCATTAGTTTTGCTCCGTTCTGATCTTGTCGCCAGATTCTGTTTTCAAAGTCACGCCCGCCTCAGTCGCCAATTGCGGAGCGGAAGACGTTGCCTTGCTAGAAGGTCGAAGGAGGCGGGGACTCATCGCCATCGTAGTGCGCTCTTGTGGTGATATCGCGTCTTAGCCCTTAACCGACACCGTGATGGTGCAGCTGGCGGCACCGACGATCACGGGGGCGATGTGGCTAAAGCCGAAACATGCGTCTGGGATGGGCATGGCGCCAACGGTGACAGCGGTCGTGACCGCAGCGCCGTCAGAGTAGATCGGAGTGGGGAGCGACTCTGGACCTACGGCGGCGTGCCAGTTGATCTGCGTAGCGCCGCCCGTGTTGCCGATCAGAATGCCGCCGCCCGCGTACCGACCAAACGGGAAACGGGGGGTGGTGGTGGCTGCGGACGAGGCGGCGACAATGGTCGCCCCCGTGAAGAACCGTTCAATCTGACTCATTATCGACCTTTCGCTCTGTAAGTGTGCTTCTCCAGGATGCGCTCCCGCACATCCGCCGCCTTGGCGCCCGGGTTCTTCCGAAGCTCCTTGGCGACCTCTCGCTTCACGATCTTCTCGTTGATCAGTTTGCGCTGGGGGGCAGCCGGGCCCGGGTCGTAATTGACCGTGCCGGCCACAGCCATCCGGCGGCTCTTGGCCACGCGCATGATGTCGTCATTCGATGACACCCAGGCGTCAGGGTCTTTCCAGCCACGCTTGTCAGCAAGCCCGCCGCAGTAGTACTTGCCTGAGATACTGATCCCGGCCTCCTTGGCTTCTTTGACCATCCACTGCGCGGACTGGACGGGCATGTCATCCAACTGCTGGTTGTTCATGCGGCCTTCCATGAACGCCCGGTCTGAGCCCTTGGTGCCCGGGGCGACTTGGAGAGCGCACATCGTGGCCCAGCGCTCCCCGTAGGGCAGGGCACGCCTGTACGTCTCAATCGCCTCTCGGCCGGCTCGCTGGACTTCGACGGGGATATCCATACTGGGCTATTGTCCTTGGGGAGGCTGCTCGCCAGGAGGAGGGCCCGGGGGCGGAGGCGGAGGAGGTGGAACGAGGTACGACGACACGTCGAACTGGTTCACCTGCCCCCAGGCCGTCATCAGGCTATTGAACAGATCGGGCTGGCCAGCCTGGAGAAGACCTTGCGCCACAGGCATGGCCACCTGCAGGAAGTTGTTGAGGTTCTCCGTCTTCGTCGCGAGATTCGGCTTACGCGCCGAACCGGCTTCGACGCGGTAGGAGTACTCGCGGACAATCGCGTCGGGATTCTCGCCTTGGACGTGCATGCCCCACGCCTGCGCAGCCATCGGCCCCAAGAGCGGTTCGACATCCTGCGGATAGATCAACCACCGCGCGAGAAGGGCTTCCTTGCGAGCGACCTCCGAGAGAGCGTCTTCCAGAATATTTGCATAGTCGTCCGGCCTGACCGAGATTTGCTCGGCCTTCACCTGGGCTTCTGCAGCTGACCGGAACTGGTTCCGGGTCATGCCGTACAAAAGTTCAGTAAGTCCAACGCGGCGGTCGAAGAGGGCGGTGACCTCACTGATGATCTGGTACATGTCCTGGGTCACGCCAGGAGTCTGGAACACCGAGATCACGTCGCTGACCGACCGGCCGACCGCTTCCGAGATTTCAACGATGTTGAAGCCCTTCTCGGACTTCTCCAGAATCTTGGCCTTCAGGTCTGGGTCGGCCGCCTTGGCAACACCGATCAGCGTCTGCGAGGACGTGGCGATCCGGGTGGCGAGGAAGCTCATCGCCCAATTGATAAATCGCAATTCCGAAATCCCGGGACGGATCAAAGAGATCGGCCATGAGTAGCCCGGTTTGCCGTGCCACGCCAGGAGCGTGAAGGGCCAGCCGTTGGGTTCCGCCCAGAAGGGGATCGGCCACTGGGCAGCCATGAAGAAGTTCTGCGGCACACCGTTCTCGCCGGCCTCTTCCTGGAGCAGGGCAGGGGGGAGATTCAACGGAAACTCCACGCCCTCTGCGACGACGATGTAACAGTTGGTGCCTAACGAATCAAACTTCCCTTGCAGGTCCTTGTCGGCGTCCTTCAGGCGATCTCCGAAGCCGGTCTTGGAGTAAATCTCCCAGTAGCAGATGAGGTCGTTCGTCTTGCCGTTCTTACGCTTGGTTTCGTAGCCACGCTCACCTTCCTCCGTGCGGGAGGCGTAGGATTCGATGTGACCCTTTAGGGCATCGCGAGACAGGCCGAACTTCGCTGCCACTTCATCGATGGGCTGCGTCCGCTTGCGGGCGGCCCAGCGGATGTCTTCAAACTCATCGGCATCCGGGTCCCAGACGATGTTGTCGATGGAGTCGAAGAACGACCCAGCGAACTTCACCTGCGACCCAGAAGGCGAGTAGAGTTCGTGCCACCAGACACCAGCACCCTTAATGAACGCCTCCTCCACCACCTTGCGGGAGTGGCCTTTGAGGTTCAACTCGTTGGGGGTGTAGTTCAGGTAGCCTTCCAGCAGTTGGGCAATCACCTTGCGGCGCTCCCACATCATCTGCTGCTGCTGAAGGCCCTGCTGGTACATCTGCATCCCGGGGTCCGGCATCATCACCGGCTGGCCATCGGGCCCCACCACAGGACCTTCTGGACCCATCTGGGGAACCGGCTGCTGCGGGAAGATGCCCAGGAGAGCCGGGCCGACGATGGGGTACTCCTTCGGACTGACCGTACGCTGCGGGTTACGGTGATGGATCACCGACGCAAACAGACGCACGGCCTCCCAGACACGGTTGATGCACAACCGGATCGGCGGGGCATCGATCCCCTTGTTGTAGCCCTTCTCACCACGCGCGGTGGAGTCCTTCCACATGGTGTCAGGATCGCTGTCATAGAAGCCCAGAGCCTCGGCCGCATCATCGGCAAAGGGCTTCTTGTGCTTCTTGGCTAAGTCAATCTTCTTCAGCCAAGTGGCGACTATGGGGCGCAGCGGGTTCTCGTCGGCCATCTAGGTTCTCCTATGGGATCAGTGTCCTAGCGGGCCTTTTTCCCCTCCAGGTCAGCCAGCTTCTTCTCCAGCAAGGCCACCTTTTCCGAGAGAATCGCATCCTTGCCTTTGCGCAGGTCCCAAGAGCCGTATTCCTTCCACGCCGGGAACTCATCCACACCCGGGTCCGTGACGTGATGGACGCTCGGACGCTCCACGCCACCGTAGCCCGGGGCGATGACCCAGAGCGTGAGCGTGCGGGACGAGACAGCGGTCACGATGCCCACGTTGGGCTCGGCACCTTCATGGCGGTAGTACTGGACGAAGTCACCCAGGTCAGCCTTCGGCATAGCAAAGTCGGTCATTTTCCAAATCCTTTCGGGGCTAGATACAAAGCAGGGTCTTCGGACTCCCGCTGGCGGCGTTTCTTCTCGGACAGGTACTTCACCCACCACGGCTCGGGACCATAGGTCTTGGGCGGGGCGTGGTACTTAGGCTCGTAGGCACAGAGGTATTCCAAGGATTGACAGGCGTGGACCTCGCCGCGGGTCTGCGGCTCATCGGTCACGTAGACCTGCCCGTTGACGGTGGTCGTCTTTTTTCGGTAGCGCCTCAGTTCCCTAAGAAGGTTGGGGCAGGAGCCTTCCAGGATTTTGAGCTTGGTCGTCCCGTCGCCGCGGATGTGCAGCATCTGACGGACCATCGCCGTGCGGGCCGGGATGTCATCGGACCCAGGCATGAACCCAAAGCCTGATATCTGGGAGCGGCAGTTCCGCTTCTTCAACTCCTCCGAATACAACTCATGGGGCAGCCGGCCGGACCCCAGGTCACGCAGCATGCCTCCGTGCATGTCCATGATGAAGTTGTAGAAATGCTGGTCCTGGGCCTTCTCCCAGAAGCGCTCGCCAAAGATCAGGCTGTTGCACTGCCGGATATACAGTTCGTCGTAGATGAGCAGGAACTTCTCGTCGGGTGGTACAGCACCAAAGACACACGCCATCACCGCATGGCCTGGATCGATGGCCACGTAGCGGGTCCAGTCGGGAGGCACCAGACCGGCCGGCAGTTCTGACCGGGGGAGAATGTGGACCGACTGGTTGAACGTCGGGTACATGAGGGTGGATTCGGTCGTGAACTCACCCTCGGCGCGCATCTTCAGTTCTTCTTGGCCTAGCGCGCTCCACCGCTCAATGTTCTTCCGCTTTTCCTCATCATCGATAAAGTCGTTATCCAAGAACCGGAACGTGAACTTGCGGATGATCGGGTTCTCGTCGCCGTTCTCCACCGCCTTGTCGGCACGTTCGCACAGACCGATGAGTGCATCGTTCTTGGAATGTGGCATGGCTGCCCACACAAAGCGGCCCTTACGATCCGCCAGCCGGGCTTGGCACTCACCGACCCACCGCTCGTTGTTAAGGTCCTCGTCCAGCCAAATAAAATCGGCCTGATATCCCTGGGGCGGTTCGCCTTCAGACGAGAAGCACCAGATGTTCCAGCCGTTGGTCAGTTCGACCTTGTTGAGATAGCCGGCGTTCTTCAGCACCCAACTCATGTCTTTGATGAGTCGTGGTGGGATCAGCGGAGGGGCTGGCTTGCTTTTGGCCTTGTCGTCTCCCTTGCGGAACGAACGCCACTCTCCTGTCTCTTCATCTCGGATGATGCGGAACGCCCCGGCTTTGAAGAGGATCGGATAGATGACGAGCCCGATGTGGGGCCAGTTGCGTCCGACGATGGCGAGGTTCCCGTCCTTCTCTGGATACTTGCCGTAGGGGTCTTGGCCCGTCACAGCGCGAGCCGCCTCCACCGCGACAGCCAGAGACTTACCGCCTCGGTTGCCGCCCAGCACGATCCGCTCACTCACCATGCACTTGTGAAACTCTTCCTGATGTGGCATGGGGCGATAGAGCCGCAACGACTCCAGGCGGCGCGATGCAAGCTCGGCCTGCACCTCCCGCATCTGCTGGAGTGCGTGCTGACTGACTTCAGGACCAGCCGTCTTGGGCGGGTCAGGCAGCTCTATCTTCGGATGCTTTTTCATTCACTTGCCTCATCGACTGAGGGTGCCACTCCCCGCACGTCCACAGGGAGTTGGTCTTCGGAAACACCCCCATCACTTCGGTCGGATGCACCTGCGGCGGGAACCTCATGCACGAACCCTGGATCGACCTCGGCAGTTCCCGCAGCCACCACCGGCAACTCTCGCACGTCCCCATTGCTCTCTATCCTTGCTTGCTTGCCATTCACTTTGATCGCCAGGGCGGCGGCGAGAACGTCCCGCCGATACTGCGCCTCTAGCTCTTCTTCGGTCATCAACTCCAGCGGCTTCTTCGCCCCACCCATGGCGGTGTTGTTCACGATCAGCCGCAGGAGGGAATCCAACTGCTTGGTGCGGAATGCTCCACCCGCAGGGGCGTCGAAGAACTGCTTCATAAACGCCCGCGAGAAACCCTCCACGCCGCCGAAGTACTTCATCATGCACTCCAGCAATTCGCTGGAATGCGGGATGTTCGTACCACCGACCCGGGAGGCGGCGATGAAGAGATCGACCGCACCCTTCTCAATCTCAACGAGCTTCTTCTGACTCTTGGTCAGACGGTCGGCTTTGACCTGCTTGTTGCGACACTTCCGACAGCGGGCGTGGAAGCCGTCCTTGGACTTGTGGAAGTTCTCTGGAGTGAGGGCGTAGCTGACCCCACATTTCACACAGGCCCGATACTCAGCCATTCACTTTCACAGAGAACTTCGGCTTCATGTCTACGAGCTTCACGGTCGGATCGTAGCCGGCAGCCCACGATTCCTTCAGTTTCTCGCTAACCGCCTTGGCTTCGATGAACTGCGGCTTGCCGACACACTTCGGCTTCCAGTGGCCCGCCCAGGCATCCCAGTTACAGAAGACAGGGTTGTAGCCCAGCTTCTGCGTGCCAACGAGCGAGAGGTCGCGGGTCATCGTCACGTCTTCCGTCGAAGCCTTGTCGGCCGCGTACTTGTCGGCCCACTCATAGTAAAACCAAGGCTTGTCGGCCTCTGTCTTGGGCTCGGTCAGATCAAAGACCCGCATGTCGTACATGATCAGGCCCGTGGGCAGAGCCGCGCACTCTTGGATGCCCGACATCTTCACCGACTGCGACCGCTCGTACATCTTCAACTGGAAGTCTGGGTTGGCGTTGTTGGACTGCATGTTGCGCCACTCAAAGACGTACACGCATTCCGCCGGGGGAGGTCCACAGTACGGAGCCCCGATCACACATGGGCCCTTGTGGTAGTGGTCCACCAGGAAGTCGAAGGAGGACTGGAAGAACGGCTTGGCGTCCTTGTCCTGCCCCACCAAGAGGTCAGGCTTCATGTCCGAATCCACCATCACCAGCACGTCCACGCCAAACTCACGCGCCATCAGGACGCAGCGATTGCGCGTCATGGTGATGGGCGTATCGGCTAGGTTCCAGATACGGATATTCTCAACGCGAGCGTCCCGGGACAGTTCCGAGACAAGGGGGGTCATCCACTCGCGGATGTCAGGAACTTCGGAGGAAATGCCTCCGTTCCCGCCATAAGAGAACGTACAGATACCGACGTTGAACTTCTGGTTCATGGGGCACCTCGGGGGGAGGCGTTAGTGTACGAAGTTACAGATTGCCGATCAACCCCATTTCCCGCGGGTGGGGCGGTGCGGCGCTTGCGGCGCGTGACGGATCGCGCCAGCATTGCGAAATCGCTGCGGCGCGTGACTGATCCCGCCACCACCGCTAACGCTCAACTGTCCGCTAGGCGACTCCGTAATGGTGTATCCGTTAAACTCGCGCTGGAAAGGAAGGCCCGCGGCTTTCGCCATCTTGGCCTGTCCCAGAATCCACTGCCCTTCACCGATCTCGCCCTGCTGTCGGCGCCTCTGTAGAGCCCTGCCGTCTTCAATAAATCCTTCAGTCACACCATCGCGCCTTCCGGCCGCTTGCTGGGGTCGCGGATCGACTGCGCGGCGCGACCTTGACTCCTGCTCCAATCGACTCATTCTAGCATTCGCGGCATCAACCTCCGACTGTGATTGCACGGAATGCCCGTACCTCGCCAGCTGACTCGGGTCGTTCCAGTCAATTCCTACATTGGCGGCACCGGGACGCGACGTTGATGCGCCGTACGGAGTGCCCTGAGACTGGGGCTGGATGGGCTGCGCTTGGCCGGGCCCGCCGCGCTGCATCGTGGCGCGAGGAGCTGCGTTAATCAGCTCCGGCGCCCGAATCCTGCCACTGCCGTCCGGATCCACTGCGTTGCCAAATGACCTGTACACCTGCCCGTCGCGGCGGAAGTACCCGCCCCTGTCTGCCACTAGGCTGTCGCGATTGGCAGCCTCATAATCGCTCCATTGCTGGTCTGTCCATGTGCTTGGGTTTGTGCGCTCCATGGCAGATACGAAGCGATTGGCGTTCACGATCTGCTGTGTGGGATCGAATACCCCATTGGTCGATCCCGGCGGCACGGGCGTGTAGCGTTGCGGGCCGGTGACCGGCGGCTCCGGCGGGAACGGGCCCCCAGTGCGAGGCGGCGATACTGGCTCGTAGCCGCCGCCAAACTGCGGCGGCGGAGCCTGTTGGCCCAAGACACCAAGGAGTTGATCCATGAAGCCGGGAGGGGCTTGGATGCCGTTGCGCTGGAAGAGATCGGCTACGGGGTTTGACGGAGGGGCTGGCGGCTGAACGCCAAACCCGGCGATGTTGGCGAATGGGTTCTGCCAGCCAGCGTTCACCATGCTGTTGGCATTCTGCATCATCTCCATCGGGTCGTACTGCGGCTGGCCAATGTTCTGGTTGGTGGCGCCAGCGAGCTTGTACAGCTTGCCCTGGTCTAGCACCTGGGCCAAGGCGGCGGCACGCTGATTGTTGGCAGCGGCCAACTGCGCTATGCCTTGCTGCGTTTGCTGGCCAAAGTCCACTTCTGGCCGCGGCATGTTTGCCATGTTCCCATAATTGGACATGTCCCATCCCTGCTGGCCACCTTGCGTGCGCGTGCCGGGGAGCGCGAATGACTGCGCAGTAGTGGATGGGCTCCCGCCGCCAGCCCACGCAGACATGTTCATGCCGCCGGTCGATGGCGGGGCTGAAGGCCCCTGGGGCCGGGCCTGAGTGCCGAACTGGTTCTGTCCTTGGTTCTGCGTGCGCGTGGACGAGCCCTCACCGTACATCCGCTTATTCAGGTCTGCGAGGCCCTTCCACGCATTGTCGTATTCTTGTTGGGTCTTAAACCCACCGGGCGAACCAACCGGCTGCGTCATCTGCGAGCTTGGCGAACTCATTGCCGATCCTCCTGCTGATTTGTCATTGAGTCAGTACCCATCCCAGACCCTTGGAGCATGCGGAGCTTCGCCATGTCGGCGTACTCGCTGTCGCGGATGGCCGCGATCAGTTCACGCAGGAAGTCCAAGTTCTGGATGGCCGGTTGATCCACGATTGGTCCCTATACGAGAAAAGCGGCTGGCCAGTTACCCAGCCAGCCGCTCCCCCGATAAGCCCACTAGGGGCAGATTAGTAACGGGTCTTCACGATGGCCAGGACCGCAGCGCCGGTCGTCGCGCCCGTGCTGCACGCACGACCGATGACGCCCAGGCTGTTGTCGCCAGCGCCAGTCGTAGCCGCACCCACGCCGCTCTTGGTGACACGGCCGGCAGTGGTCGCACCCGACGTGGCAGCGGTGATCGCAGCCAGACGGTCGCCAACAGCCACATCCGTACCGCTGAGAGCAACCGACACTTCGGTCGGCCCCTCAACCGTCACCCAGTACACGTCGTTGACAGCAACGCCCGTCGCCGGGAGGTACTCGTCCACCACGCCCACCCGCTCTTCGTTCGTCACCGACGTGTAGCCCTTCGTCTCCGAGAAGACGGCAAGGCCAGCCGTGGTGGTGTCAAACGACACCACGCGCTTCGGCAGGATCACCCCAGCGGAGGTGTTCCGGACAGCCACGCAGGTCTTCACCCGGTTGCTGCGGACCACGCCCGTGATGGGATTCACGTCGGGGAACTGCTTAATAACCCCCACCCAGTTCTTGCCGTCGTTGGCCGAAGTGACCCCAAGGGTCTGGCCGAGAGCGAACGGCGGATCGATCAGAAGACTCATGTCAACGCACCTCTTTCTTTGGATTAGGCCACGGCGGCGAGTTTGAAGAAGTTACGCGGGCTCTTAAACTTAAGGTTGCCCAACGTAGAAACAACGTAGCGGTACTGCTGCGTGATCTCGTCATAGAACGGACCCTCGCTGTTGTACAGCTGGCCTTCCATGCAGAGGAGTTCCATGTTGCCGATGGCCAAACCATAGGCGACACCGGCCGGAATCGAATTTTCCGAAGAACACTCCACTCCGTCGAACTCAAACACATCCGTGAAGCCGTAGCTGCGGAGGCCGTTCGTGCGGCTCACCACCACACGCTCCTTCTCGTCCAGCTTGTTCAGGAAGTCGATGTACATGCGACGGTCCATCAGGCACATGTCCACCTGATCCTGCTTCGTATCGTTGCGACGGGTCTGGTGAAGAGCTTCACGCAGAGCCTTCGTGCAATTCGCACTCCACGTCGTGCCACCGAAGTAGTTCGACGTGTAGTTGCAGATAACCGGCGAGTAAAAGTCATACTCAGGATCGGCTTCACCGTTGGGCCACACGCCCGTCTTCTGCGAGCCACCGTAGGCACCCAGGACGGTCGAAAGACCGGCGTAGGTGTCGGACGGAGCCGCAAACGGATCGGCCCCGGTGGCAACGCGAGTGGCACCCGTGTCCTTGTTGATCGTGCCGTTGTAGCCCAGGAACGACTCCAGGCCGTGGAAGCGAAGCTCGTTGCCGGCCGCATAGCCGTCAACCACCCACTCCTTGGCGAGGTACTGCTCCATGCTGGTAAGAAGACGCGAGGCCATCTTGCCCGCAACATTGACCAGAGCAGAAGCACTACGATTTTCCAGCATCTCTTTCTTGTAGATCGCGTCGGTCACCTGAGCGCCACGATACTCCAGCTCGGCGTTCTTCCAGAGATTCTGGCGGGCGAACGACCGGGGCGTCTCACCGTTGTTACCAGAAGGGGTATGATTTCTGTACTGGATTTCCCAGTCGAAACCACGACCCGACATGTTGGTGCGGATGTTTCCACTGCCTTCCAACGCAGCGAACACTTTAAACTTGCGAAGCGAAGCAACCTCTTCCTCACGGAGATGGTTGACAATCGTCGTCGCAATGGAACGAGCCCAGTCAGTGCTACTGGCCATTAAATAACTCCATCACTTACGAGTTGGCTTTTCAGCCGTTCTTCAAAGCTCATCCTCGCACGCGGTGCGCGAGGCTCTGTGGTTCCTGCACTTCGATTGGGGGCGCGGGTTGCACGCTCCCGAAGGAATTGCATGTTCGATTCGGCCACTGGGTCGGCCGGTTGCGGCGGAGCCGCTGGTACGGGCGCTGGCACCCCGGCCGGACCCTGCGCCGCATGTGCCTGCATCTGCTGGTAGCGCAGGTTCAGAAGGTCCCGCTGCAGCATGCCGGTGGCGTACTGCCAGCGGGCCTTGGGGTCCTGGATGCCAATCTCGGACGCCTGGGCGATGTAGCCTTGGATGGCCTGACCCTCACGGGAGATGTTCCCCTGCTGGTCATACAGCCAGTCGGCATTCTGCCGCTCCAGGTCGCTGACATAGTTCTGGGACTGGTACTGGTTCAGGTGCTGCTGCACCATCTCCTGCGCCTTCTGGATGGCGACCTGCTCAACGAAGGGCTTCAGTGTATTTTCCGGATCGGTGACCAGCTTCCGCGCGAAGTCGGCGGTATAGGTCTGGTATTCCCGCAGGGCAGCTTGCGCCTCGTACGGGGCGTCCGGAGAAATGATTTCCTTGCCAGTCTGTGGATCGCGGACGATGTAGCTCTTCCACGTATCCTTCACTTCGGGGGGCGCCCACCACTTGGGTGCGGCCTGGGGCTTGGGCTGGGCCGCTTCGGCTTGGGACTTCCTCCACGCCTCAAAGTCCCGCTGGTTCTTCAGGTACTCTTGGGCGTAGGGGACGACCTGCTGGTACTGCTGCAGCTGACGCTGCGTCTCACCGTAGCCGTTGAAGGCACGGTAGAGGTTCTGGGCAATCGCGAGATCGTCCTGCCCGGCAAATTCGGGGAGGTGGCGGAACGCGCCGAATGGTGTGTCGAAGTCTGCCGCCGGCTGCGAGGGAGCAGACTGCGGCGCAGCGGTGTCAACGGGAGCCGAGACGGGGGCTTCGGTCTGTACGTCGTTCTGGATTACTTCTTCGGACATATTTCACCTTGGGGCTTATGGGGGGCCTCTAGGTGAACTACTGTCCAAGTAAGTCGGTTTTTGTTACCGATTTACGGTGAGGGCTCGTCAGCGCCCACCCCGTCGAATATTACGAATGACTGATATCGGCTGCGAGTAGTCGTCCAGCGAGTACGCTCGCGGCGGCGGCGTGGGCGTGGGCGGGGCACCGAATCGGTACGATCTGTCAATCGGTAGCTCAAACACGCGGCGAATCCGGATCGCATCCGGTGAAATTGCTTGCAGCTCATCCGCCAGACCGATTCCGTTCCAGTTGTTCACCCATGACACCCCGGCATTTCTCATGGCTGGAACCAAGCCGTCCGTGCTGCCGAATTGCGAAATCATCTGCTGCGAAGCGTTGTCGATGAGGTCTGCCACGCCCGCGTCCGCGTAATCGACACCCGGGCCATCCACGGTAGCGTAGACAATCCCCCTCCTGCCAGAAGGCTCGCTTGGCAGGGGGCTTGGGACACGCTCGTGCGGAAGCCGCGCGAACGACAGGCCGTAGTTGCGGGCTTGCACGCCGGACAAGAGGCTGTCCAGGTTGCTGGATTCGTGAGACACCATGTGACTGCGCGGCTTCGCGAAGGCGGCGAGCCTCTGAACGAGTTCGTCTAACTTCGATGCCGCCCGCAGCCCTGACACTCGCTAGCTCCCCGCTACCACTTAATTTTGTCAGCCCACCATGCCGCCGACATCTTTCCCTTGGCGATGTTCTCCGCGTGACGAGCCTTAAACGCCTCGTTTCGCTTCGATCCATCCGGTGATCCTTCCACACCCTGCTGCCCGAAGCGGATGAGCTTCTCTTGGCCGCCTGACTTAGCCAGGACCATGTGCGACTTCTCCGGATGATTCGGAGTACGCACAGGGCGGTTTGGGATGAGGTTGCGAATCTTGTCGCCTTCGGTGTCCATCAGCGGACCTCCTCATCCGGGTATGCCAGACCGTAGGCCAGACCACCACCAAGCGTGGCACCGGCGCCGATGGCTGCACCTTGGGCTATGGGGATGAGTGGGTTCTGGGCTTCTGCTGCCAAGCGGATGATCAGTTCGTCCGAGACTGGGAGACGGAAGACAGGCGGCAGCTTGGCCAGGATGTCTGGGTTCTGTCGGCCTTTGTCCAGGATGGCTTGGGCTGTCAGTTGTCTTTGAGTGAGGCGGGCTTCGTCGGCATCAAATGGGTACGGCTGGATGGGCTGCTCCGGCAGCCGCACCGGCCGGCGTCGTCCATCGGGCCGCTTGCGGCTACTCCAGTAGAAGCCGTCGCCAAATCGTTCAGCCTCTGCGGCGTCCCATTCATGCGGAAGCATCGGGGCCCGCATTTGGCCATTGCGATAGCCGACCTGAGTCCCTTCCGAGAGTCCAGGATTTGTGCGCTCCACCATCCGCCGTGCTTGGAGCATGGCTTCCATGGAGGACTCCGGATTGACCCGTGGAAGTCCGGCGGCTACGTCATCGACTACCCACGCGGGGAGATCGGAGAGGTCAGCGAGATAGCGACTTGGATTTGGCATTGGTTCACGGAGAGTTGCGAAGACGACGGATCACGTCACCGGAAGCGTCGATGAGATGCGTCGGGGCCCCGGCTCCGTATCGCATGCGAGACACGGCCCGACTGGCAGGCACGGCTGCCACCTCCATCCCGGGCATGGCGAAGTCCATCAGCATTGCGCCCACCGGATTGGTGTCGTACATCCGGTCGTACGCCTGCTCCACCGGGTAGCCCAGGTCTGGATACACCGCTGCGGGGACGGCCATGAGCAATCGCGCCGCTCGGTCGGCCAAAGTCTTATCTCCAGACAGCGCTTCGGAGGCGTGCATGACGACCTGCTCTGGTATTAGCACAGTCTGATGCCAGTTGTTGCGAGACTCCGGCTTTGATGTGCTGTAGACGGCGATGTCCGACAATCCCTTGGCAGCCATCAATCCCGCAGGCCGACCGGATGCGCCGTAGTGATCTGCAACCTTAACGCCAAACCTCGCAGCCGCTTCTTGGTCCACAGGGCCCGACCGACGCATGGCGCGCTCGGCGCTGTTCTTGCCCTCTGCGATTAACTTCAGCCGCAGAAGGTCATGGGATCGCATGGCCGACTCAATGTCTGCCGACGCATCCACGGCATCGTCGTGCCGCTTCTTGTAGACGCGAGCATCTTCTGGGTGGACGGGCACGCGAGTGGAGAACCAGTCGGCCATTACTGCTCACCAAGCCTTTCAATGAGCGAGTCCTCGGGCGTCATGGCCATCGCCCCGCCAACGCCGTACACGGTCTTCAGCATGTTGGAGATGTACTTACGGGCCGTTGGGTTGTTCTTGTAGGCCCGCCAGTAAAAGGACAGGGCGCCGACATCGCCGCCGGACAGCGGGTAAGTCGCCCCAGGGCCATCCATGAAGTACTCCATTGCGTCGTCGGCTTGGCGTGGCGTTTCGATAAACTTGCCATGCAGACGAGCGTTGGCGCGCGACACCTCGCCCAGGTACTGCGCCATTTCCGCCCGGCGCGCGAAGTACGACTTGCTTGGGTTGTGTTCATTCGACTTGTAGAGGGCAGTCCTTGGGCGCGCCAACACCTCCGCTCGCGGCTGGATGGTGTGGCCCAATTCATGCTCCAAGACGGAGTTCACGGTCCATGGGGCGTTGTTGGCGGCCACTTCCGCGCTACGGTGGCGAGGGAAATCCTCACCGCCGAAGTACCTCATTGGTGCGCGGCCAAGGCTCACGCTGTTTCCGTGCTGAATTCCTGAGTCCTGCCGCATGAAGACAGGAACTTCCGGCAGCCCGGTGAGTTGCTGCGGGTTGGGGAGCCTGCGGGCCGCCGCTTCACGCATGTCCTCCGGATATCGCAACGCAATCGCGGCGTACGGATCGACGGTGTACATGGGCGTGCCGGGAGGAGGCATGGTGCCGCGCGGCACGATTTCCTCCATGGTGTTCCACGCCCGCTCGCGCTCGGCCGCATCATCGATTGCCCGAAGCGGGCGCAGGCTATCGACTATCTGAGGCTCATTGAGAACTTGCAGCCCCTGCCTGACGGACATCCCTCGCAGGACGGCATCGTTGACGAACGGCAGCTTGTCATCTGGCAGCGCGGCCACGCCAGCCGCAAGATTTCGCCCACCCGGAGACGCCAGCACTTCGTGCATGGCTGAGTCGCTCAGAACCTGCGACAGCCGGCGAATGGCTTCGCCGCCGTCATCCATTTGTGAAGCGGCCTGCGCAAGATACTTGCCGGTATCTAGGGCGTAGTCCGCAAACCGAAGCGGCGGCATCAGTCCACGTCCCAGTCGTCTTCAAAGAGGAAGTCAAACATCAGTAGATGGCGAAGCCGTCTCCGGCCATGAGGGGTCGGGGGCCAGTGTTCTGACGCTCCATCTCCAGACGCTTCAGCATGGCTTCGATCCGCATGCGTTCGATGTCCTTCTCATGCTGCATGCGACGGGCCTCCCGGTTCTGGGAGACACGGGAATCATGCTCATCCTGCCACGCATTGGTGGTCTGGGTGATCATGTTCTGAAGGGCATTGCCCTGCTGGGCGCCCATCGCGCCAGCCATGCCGGCGACTGCGTTTACGTTGTACATAGTGTTTCCTGTGGCGAAGCCGCCTTGTCGTGAGAACCCGCCCCTTTGTTGAGCCCGCTCTTGGATGGCGGCCTTGCGGGCGGCGGCATCCGCAGCCTTGCGACCTTGGATGTCTTCCATCATCTGGTCGGAGCTTTCGTACCACTCCGGGTTTAGCTGCAGGGCCTTATTGCGTTTGGCAAGGACGGCACGCTCTTCGGCGTCCTCCGCCTCGTAATCGCGCTGGCCGACAGTCGTGCCGTACATGGGTGATCTCCCTAAGAGATCAATGTCCCTGCTTCCGGCGGGCGTTCTTAATGGCTTTCCGCACCAGAATCCTGCCGGCCACATCCAAGAACGGGAGCTTGCGCTTAGTGGCTTCCTCCCTCAACCAGCCGACGATCTCGTCCAGATTCTCCTCACACCAGTCACAGCCCTTTTCATCCATGATGGCGGCGCGTTTGTTGCATGAGCATCCCGGAGAAGCGGTGATGCCGATGGTCTTTAGGAGGGCTTTGAGTTCTGTGCCGGGGCCGGGGGCTGGGGACGGCGGCTTCGGAGACGCGAACCCAGGCTTTGGCTCGCGGGGGTAACTGCTGTGCGTCTCGTCCACCGTGATCTGGTCGCCGTCCTCGCTGACGATGCAGGCCCGCACTTCGTCCAGCGTGTAGCCGCGTTGAAGGCAGCGTGCGGCGAGATAAATGCGATGGCAGGTGATCATGGGAGTGGGTTGTCCGCGCACGGATTGACTGCTTGCGAGGCGGCGCAATTACAGAGCAATTCCCAGTAGCCATTATCCAAGACAGAAGTGTCGCCCCATGGCACACATGTGCCAGAGCAGTCATCGCAGCTGTCCACTGCGCGCAATGTCGTGTATTGAAATCTCAGCACGTTGGCGAAATTACCGTCGCCGTCTTCCTCGCCGCAAGAATAACAAATCTGATTGCAATATTGATCCTGAGTCCCGCATGAAATTACGGTTCCCCTGACGCTTGCTATCAAACCGGCTTCCGCTGGTATCTGACGCGGAGGCTCTGTAACGCATTCACGGCCTACGCCACTCAAGTCCCCGCTGTCAAATTGAGTAATGCACAGAAACTTAAACTCCGTACAGCAGCGGCAGTCCGCTGCCGCGCTTGCGCACGCCGCGCCTGAATTCCACGTTCCACCAGCAGACTCGCAGGAAAACTGCGTGGTCTTTGATTGATCGGGAGAGCCGCCGATACAGCAGCAGCCAACCGCAGCCACGCACTCCCCATCCACGCACTCGCAGCCTTCGGGGCACGGGTTCTCCTCGTCGCAGGGGCCGGAACACGGCGTCTCGCAGGGTGTCTCCAAGCACCGCCCATTGGTGACCCACGTACCTGGGCAGTCCTCCTCAGAGTCGATGTCATCCCTGATCTCACCTAGATCACAGCAGACATCGCAGATGGTCCCCTTACCGTGGAAGACCTTGGGTGCGGTGCAGGGGGACTCCAGGGTCTGGGAGCCCGTGGACCCGTCACAACAGCAACCACAGCAGCATTTGCAATTACAGGTCATTACGGGGGCTCCTACTGGACAAGTGTCAACAGGAAGCGAACGGGGCTTAAAACGCACGCCAGAGGCCCTGCGACACGCAGCGACAGCTGGGGGCCGAAGGCTGGAAAAAGCCTGGGGATAGAGGGGGTGAAAAAATCCAGGGGTGGATATGACATGAATCCGCTGACGATTTGGGGG